CAAAAACGGTAAGCGAAAAGATCTACGGTGCTTTGTGCAAACTAAAAGACTATGAGGATTCTGGTATGAATCCGGATCAGGCAGCGGAAGCGGCCGAAAAGAATACGCCGACGGAACCGAAGGAAATGCTGGATTGGAACGGAATTACGGCTTACGAGTGCGAAAACTGCGGATGTGATGTATTTGAGACTCAGAACTACTGCCCGTACTGCGGCCAAAGACTGAAATGGGAGGAGTAACCATGAATGGTGAAGGATATCGTGATCCGACAGCGGACAGGGCAATTCGAAACG